TCGAACAACATAACCGAAGCTGAAGCCAGTATCTTTAAGAATAGGGGCATTTCAGGGATGCTAACTAATGATAGCGACATTCCTTTACTTGCGACTGAGCAGCAGAAGATTCAGGATGATTTCGACAGCCGTACAACCGGTGCCGGGAAATTTGGGAAGATCCTTGTGTCAAATTCAAAGCTCAGGTATCTTGAGTTTGGAATGTCACCAAAAGATTTGCAGCTCACTGGGACAAATATCGACAAGTTACGCACCATTTGCAGTGCCTATAACGTTGATTCGTCACTGTTCAACGATCCTGCAAATAAGACGTATAGCAACATGACGGAAGCAAAAAAAGCTTTCTATACTGATTGTGTGCTTCCCTGGGCGGAATTCATCATTAATAACCTCAATAAGTATTTTGCTGAGAAACTGAAAACCGACGAAAAGGTAGTTATCGACAAATCAAAAATTGAGGTTTTAAAAGAGGTGAATAAAACATTATCGGATAAGGTCGTTCAGGAATTGAGCGCAGGGATATTGACCCAGGAACAGGCGCTATCTATTCTTTATCCAAATATGATTTTTGAAGTTAAACCACCAGTGCAATGACAGCAGAAAAAAATACCCGGCAAACCAACCTTTATAACTTCAAATCATTTGGCGCGAAGTTGCTCGACTGTGACGAAGGATCACGTAAAGTAAAGGTATATCTTTCTGCGTTCGGTAATATTGATAGTGACCGCGACCGTATTATTAAAGGTGCGTTTGCGAAGTCTATTATGGAACGGGGGCCACAGTCTGCCAGTAATAGACAGATTGCATACCTAAGAATGCACGACTGGAATAAACAGGTTGGAAAATGGCTCGAATTATCCGAGGATGATTACGGACTTATCGGGGTTGGTCAACTCAGCCGATCTTCACAGGGAGAGGATGCAATGTACGATTATCAGGATGGCGTTATCCGTGAACACTCTATCGGCTTCCGGTATGTTACCGATAAAATGAAAATGAACGATGCAGATGATTGCTTCGACATTTTTGAAGTACAATTATGGGAGGGTTCCGCTGTAACTTTTGGAGCCAACTCTGAGACGTTCGTTATTGACGTGGCAAAAGGGATGGATAAACAGACGCACCTTGACACGCTGAACGAAGAAATGAATCAATTAATGAAGGCATTACGCGAAGGTAAAGGAACCGACGAACGCCTTTATTCTATTGAAATGGGATTGAATGTTATTCAAAGCAAGTATAACAGGCTTGTCACTTATGAGCCGCAGGACGTGAAGAAATGCACTCATTGCACGGGTGAAAGGCATCAGCCGGGGGAACCCACTGAAGCCGAAAAGCAAGCGCAAGAAGAACAAAAAAAGAGACAGATTTTAATTACAAACATTTATTGAATTTGAGATGAGAAAGCTAAAAAATGCCTTTCAGAATCGACTTGCCCTGATCGCCACCGGCGTACTGGCAATGTTCGCTGTGATAATGATATCCATATTGGTATCAGATTTCACGATTACCGGGCTGATGGCTGCGGCAAGTTACTGCACCCTGCTTCCGGTGTTTATGATTGACGGAAAGTTCAAAGAATTGGGCGAAGCTGAATTTAAAACCTTTCAGGAAAAAGCCACAGCCGAAGAACTGGCCGGTTATTTGAATGCCCTGAATGCTCATAAACGTGCTGAACTCGAAATGCTCAAGAAGAACGACGCAAACAATACCAATGCAATTAATGCGTTAAAGAATGAGATTCTTGAGATGCGTTCGAAACAGGTTGATGTGATGGAAAAAGCACTCGAAAAACAGGGTTTGACCATTCAGAAACTACTCGATGAGAATCGGGAAAAATCAAGTATGGCGGTTATTGATCAGATTAAGTCTGAATTGAATAAGAATAAGGAAACACTGGAAAGTCTCAAGGCAGGCAAAAAAGTTGATTTCACATTCTCAATTAAGTCAGTAGGCACAATGCTCGAATCAACCAATTTGACCGGCGCAATTCCTGCTTACATGAGAATCCCAGGCGTAAACTTTATCGCTCAAAGAATGCCATTCATCCTTGATCTTATCGGACGTGGTACAACCACTTCGAATGTGATCGAATGGGTTGAAGAGGTTGCCGGAGAAGGTGGATCCGATTACACCACTGAGGGAAGTAAGAAAAATCAGATTGATGCCGACTTCAAAACCGATTCTGAAAGAGTACAGAAGATTACTGTTTTCGTTAAGGTATCTGAAGAGATGCTTGCCGATATTGACTTTATGGCAAGTTATATCAACGACAAACTTATCAATCAGAAACTTCAACTTAAACTCGATGCTGAACTTCTTTCAGGTGCCGGTGGTGGATCTGCAATTAATGGTATTTTAACTCAGGCTACTGCTTGGGCTGCCGGATCATTTGCAGGTACTATTATTGCCGCTAATGAATTCGACGTACTTCGCACTGCCATTGATCAGATCATGGTTGCGAACTTCATGCCGAATTACATCGTAATGCACCCATCAGACGTGACCAAAATGAAGCTCACGAAAACCACTGAAGGCCAGTATCTTTTCCCTACCTTTATTATGCCAGGCGGAACTCAGGAGGTTGATGGTATTCGCATCATTGCCAACACTGGAATGACCGCAGGAACATTTTTGGTAATGGATGGAACTAAAGCAACCGCCTACTTTAAAGAAGGTATTAACATCAAAACCGGATGGTCAAGCGACGACTTTGAAAAGAATCTTCGCACTATCATCGGTGAGGTTCGCGTTGCAAACGTGATCGAAGGCAATGACGTTACGGCCTTCGTAACTGGTACATTCTCGACCGCAATTACTGCACTCGAAAAAGTAACTGATTAATAACCAAAAAACAGATAAATCATGAAAAAGTTATTTTTGTTTTTTGCAATATTAGTCAGCTTTTCCGCTGCATTTGCACAGGAAAGAACGGTTAATGTGACTATTCCGGTGAACAATACTTACTATAAGTACACCGCCGTAGCCGCTGACGTTCTTGTGCCGACCACGACCGACACGATTGATGTCGTATTCGCCTATCAGGGTTCCGGATATGTCAAGAAAATGACTATCAAATCACGCTTTGATATGCGTACAACCGCTGACACTACTGTTGCTGTGTCGGTGTTCGGTAAGGAGTTCAATGACGATGGTACTTACGTACAGGTTATACCCTCTACCGTATCATCTGCCGTTACTTCGAATAACGTAGTTCAGGTTTTGGCTAGTGATTATACTGAAACGGTCGGCACTTATAATGCGATCTTACAGCAGGTGACTACAACCAACACTGACACTATTGTTTTTGCCGCACAGACGATCACACCACTGGATAAATCTTACAGATACTATCGTGTAAGGTATATTCTCAGTGGCAATGATTCTGTTGGTACTGGTGTCAAGCTCGACGAGATCGAGATTAAGTTCTACACTGAAGACTAAATCAAAATAGGCAGGGGTTCGATTCCCCTGCTTATTCCTAATCACAAAAACGACTGGTGTCATGAAACAAGTTTTTAATAAGATTACAGAAAAGTTTGAAATGATGCAACCATGCACGGCTGCTGAACTTGAACGCAAAGGCAAGTGCGACATTCTTGCTGACGATGCACAGAACCGTTGCCTTGTGATTCGTGAAATTGAAATCAACGGCAAGAAATACCGGAGAGATCAGGAGGTAAATCTGTCGGTTGTTGATGCTCATAAATGGGCGGATCATGGATATGTCAAAATACTTGGCAAACCTGAGAAGGTTGAAACGAAGATTGAAAAGGTTGTGCCGGAAAATAAAACTGAGAATACCGAGCCGGTAGTAAAGGAAAAGAAAACCCGCAAACCTCGTAAATAATGGGCGTAATCGTAACATATAGCGACTTCACATCGGGGCCTTTAAAACTGGCTCTAGGAACATTTCAGCAGACGGATTTTGCCGCTTATGTTACACCTATCGAGCGCGAATACCTGCGCAAATTACTGACTGATAAAATTCAGGCGGAGATATATGCAGCCAGTACCTACTCGCCGAAGTATGCCGCACTGATTAACGGTAATTCATACGTCGATTCAGGCGGTACTACACGGACTAATGTAGGGATAAAGGAGGTATTAAAACGGTTCGTCTATTATCATTATGCCGCTGACAACTTTCAATCAACCACGGTCGGCAAAACTCAGAACCAAAACGAAAACTCAAGGTTACTGAATAACGCTGAAAACCGGCAAATAATTTTCAAGAAGTATAACGAGGGGGTTGATTACTGGAATAATGACATGATTCTCTTCCTGAATGAGTTTGCCAGTCAGCAAAAAACTATTGATTCGTTTGTTGACTTGGGCGGAAGTTGCCGGATAAATTCAGCCGATACAGGGTACTTATTGGATGGTGACACAGTGAAAATCGGCGGAGTTTCGTACACTGTTTCCGGATTAATCGTCAATACCTCATTTATTATTCAAGGCACCGGACTAACACCGTCGGGAACTTACACCTTTGAACCCTTCCCGGACGTGAATACTTGCAACTACTTACCCTGTGAATGGCTATGAAAAGACCGATGCGTCATATTATCGAATCGTTTTTTAACGCAATGTCGCTGACGTTTGCCGTTAATTCGTTCAGTAATTCCGGCACGTCACCGAATAACGTAACCAGTATTGTAATTGACAACATTCTGAACCTTCGCGCAGGATTGACCGTGAAGGTTGATGGGGTTGATAAGACAATTGTGAGTGTTTCGGGTTCGACTATTTTCACGGTTGCCGGGACGCTGACTAATCCGCAGGTAGTAATTTTGCCCCGTCCGGTTTGGTTCGCAGGATCTCCGATTGCCGTTAATGATGTCATTTCCGATATTCCTACACCGCAGTATAAAGTGCCGATGGTGTGGCTATACGAGATTATCCGGGAAAACCGGCACCAAGACCCGGACGATATGATCGAACGGGATGCCGCTGTTCGTATCTTCTTTCTTGACGAAGCGGATTTTTCAGCGTGGGATAAATCGACAAACCAGGGCGACTACTACACAAAGGTAATCGACGGCATGGATCGACTGGCGGAATACTTTAAAGATAAAATGTATGATAGTATGTACTTCGGAAAGTTCGAAAATTATACTATCACTGCATTTGCAAAGTTCGGAACCTATACCGACGGTAAGGGGGTGCTTAATTCTGTGCTGAATGAAAATCTTTCAGGCGTTGAATTATCGCTGACGTTGCCGGTGAATAAAATCCTGAACGGTTGCTAACAATGGCTTTGAATACAGATCAATATACTTGCATGAATACAGTTTTTAAGTACAAATTTAACACCGCAAGAAAATGAAAATGTGTGATTGCTCTATGAGCTACGCCAATACCGGAGTTCCCGATTGCAAAACGCTGATGGCGGTTGCAAAACGGACTATCTTCGTTCCTACCTACGACAGTACCGGGGTACGGAATAAAATTGCAGCCGGTGATACACTCGATGCCGCCTATTTTACGGCACTCATTAATCAGGCTGATAAAACAAAACGTTGGTATCCGCTTCCGGAGATCGTAAACGTGGAAGATGCCCGCGCCGAGCCAATAATGGAAACACTGGCAGACGGCAAAAAGATTCTCGTAAGTGATGGCCCCCGTGCTTTCAAAGCACTTATGATTAAGCAGCCGACACAACTGAAGGCAAAACTTGATCAGTGGAGATGCTTGGGCGTATCTGCCTATTTCGTTGACAAAGAAGGCAACCTTATCGGGTCAACTGATGGAACGGATTTTTATCCGATCATTATCGACAATGATACCCTTTTCGCTAACCTCATCAAGACCACTGACACGACTACTCAGAAGATCGAGCTTTCGTTTGAATTTGGTTCAACAGAAGATGATGGCGACTTGAGAATCATTACCGAAACCGAAGCCGGTACAAACCTGCTTTTACTCGAAGGTCTACTTGACGTGAATATGAGTGCAGCCGCATCCATTTCAACGACTACCTTCAAAACAACCCTGACCTTTGACTACGGCACCTTCAAGACCCCGGACAAATTGACCGGAATGATTGCAACAGATTTCGCGTTGTATAACGTGACTGATGCCGCCACTGTGTCTATTGGTTCATGCGTTGAATCACCTGACGGAACTTATACCTTCACCTATACCGCACAGACGAGTGCTGACGTACTGCGTCTCACGCCTTCGGTGAATGGTTTTGAGTTTACCCCGTTACTGATTACTATTCCCTAATTAAAAGAAAGGGGGTTTTAATGCCCCCTTCTTTTTATGGAAAAGTTACTAACGGTAATTCAGAAGTTGAAAAACATCGATATAAATTCGGTGTTACAGTCTATTTTCACAGATCCAAACTTTCAGATTTGGATTCTTGATGTGATTCGATGGAATCAACTATACGAGCAGGGAGTAACCGAAGATAATGTAAGGATTGGAACCTATGCTCCTTACACTTATGAGTTAAAAACAGCACAGGGCGTTGTTAATTCGCACATAACCTTGCGCGATACCGGGGCGTTTTATTCGTCCTTTAAGATGTTTGTGAACGCTGACAATGTAATTATAAATGCTGACGGCGACAAAACCGACCCTATTACCGGAGAATACACAAACCTTTTTGAAAAATACGGAGATGCAGGGAACCTTCTTGGATTGACCGAAGAAAACTGGAATAAGATGATTGACGAACTAGCACCGAAAATAATTGAACAGATATGGAAATCTATACTTCCATAGATACGCTTCCCGTATATTTGTTTGACCAGATTAATAACACTGGCAAACTGGATCTGCTTATTAAAGGTAAACCTGGGAAGAAATTGCCCGATCTTGAAAAGATTTGGGAGAAAATATACGATGAATTTATTGCAGAGTTCGGACTATCTGACCTTTTTCTATCATATTTAGCGCAAATGTGCGCAGCAATTCAGCATTATAAGAAGGCATTTATCGACGGCGACCGCGTGCAGTTGAATTTTGCACGGGTAAAAATGAGAGATGCAGAGCAGATTTTCAGCCAAAACAGTAAGGCCCCTAATAATATTTATGCGATAGTATCAAAATTTATGGGATTTAGGGTTGACCCAATGACAACCCCTACACGCGAATTCTACCAGTATTTGAAACTTGCAACTCAAAGCATTCCGAAGCATGGCAAAGAAAATTGATTTTAGCGAAATAGTCGATATTCAGAGCCTAAAGGCTTTGGTTGATACTCTTACCGATATTGAGGAGAAGTTAAAGAATATACTTACCGCTTCATCAAAAACAGTTACAGGAAAGGCTACGAGCTACACTGAAATTAAAAAGCAGGTAGAAGCTATTGACGCAGCAACTCAGGCGGTCGAAGGTTTAACTATTGTCGAGAAACAGGCCGCCGAAGCAAAGGTAAAACTTGCCGCTGCTACTCGCGAGCAGAACGCAATATTAAAGAATGAAACACTTGCCGCTGCATCCGCAGAGGGAAGTTATAATAAACTTGCCGCACAGTATAATCTGAATAAGATTGCACTCAATAAAATGAGTGCAGAACAGCGCAAGGCAACTGAAGAAGGCCGTAAACTTGAAGCCGAAACAGCCGCCATTTATACTGAGATGAATAACCTTCAAAAAGCTACGGGAAAATACGTGCTTCAGGTGGGTAATTACGAGAAGGCCGCAGAGATCGCCACAATGTCATTGGGCGAGATGAAGCGCGAAATGATGGCGTTAAGAAACACTTCATTTACCGGAAAATCTGAACAGGAAGTCAAAGCGTTAAAAATACGTATAGGCGAACTTACGGATAAAATGGGCGACATGAAGCAGGAAATGAAGATGCTCGGTACAGAGAATGCCGCTGTCGTTGTTTCGGGAATGAAATTAATTGCCGCATCCGTTGAGGGGGTTGTTGGAACACTGTCTGTTTTTGGGGTTGAGGCCGAAGTAGTGCAGAAGTTAGAGAAAAAAATGGTGATGCTAATTGCCGTTACTCAGTCACTTGCTGAAATTGAAGACGCTGTTTCATCAGGAAAATTAAGAGCTATCGGAATTCGTTTACAGTCGATGGCTGTTGATCTTAAAGACACGGTTGTTAAATGGTCTTCCGTAGTAGCTGCCAACGCTCAGACGAAAGCGGAAGCCGCACGTGCTACAATGGTCGGTAAAGGTAGCTTGATAACGAAAGCCGCCGCCGCTGCTCAGTGGCTATGGAATGCCGCACTTGCCGCTAACCCTATCGGGTTAATCATTGCCGGAGTTGTTGCGCTTGGTGCCGCTATCGGTGCGCTCGTTATTGCTTACCGAAATTCTAGCGAAGCAAGTAATCAGGCTGCAATGGAAGCAAGATTATACGGTGAAGCAACGGACAAAGCAGTCGAAAGCAGCGCAAAAGAACGGGTTGAAATGTCGGTATTATTTTCTGCGCTCAAGAAAACGACCGAGGGAACTAAAGAAAGGAGCAGGGCAATTGACGAAGTAAATAAGCAATACGGCAAATATCTACCGCAGTTACTCACAGAGAAATCAACTCTTAATGAAATTGCAGTAGCTCAGAACTTGGTAAGTAACGCAATACTCAAGAAGGCGCGGGTAATGGCTTTTGAAGAACGATTGACTGAACTTTATAAAGAGCAATATAAAACAATTAGGGAGCTCGCTAATGATAAGGCTGATATATTTCAGGCTGAGGATTTTATTAAGCCTAAAGCGGTTCAGATTGCAGAGGGAGAAGTAGAGATTGAAAAAATGAAGCGTGAGATGATTTCATTAATGAGATTATTATCTAAAGATTACGAATTCGAAACTGAGGTAATCGATAAAAACACGAAGGCCGTAAAGAATAATATTGAAGCAAAAGCCAAATTGGTTGAGGTAGAGAAACGAAATCAGCAGGCAGTTGCAGCGCAGGCGGCAACGAATAATGAGCGTGTAAATCAGGAAGCAAAGCAAGAAGCCGACGACAAAAAAGAACTTGATAAAAAGGACAGGGAAGAAGCAAAACAGGCCTTTGATACGCAAATGGCACTACTTGAACATTACCTTAATACGAGACAGGAAAAAAGACAACGCGCACTTGATTATGAGATAGAGCAAAGCAAGCGGCAGCAGGATTATTTTAAGCAGTTGGCAGCGCAGGGATCTGAAGACGCACAGAAAAACCTTGCATTTGAGGAGCAGAAACAGGCACAATTACAGGCGCAAAAAGAGAAAGAATTACGCAGAGCAAAACAGGTAGAGCTTGGGTTGTCTGTTTTGAAAGCCTATTCTTCGAACGTCGAGAAATATGGGGCCGATGCTGCGTTACAAAAAACTATCAAAGATACGATTTTACTCACTCAGCTTGTGAAATCACTACCGGCATTCTATGAAGGTACTGAAGATACCGGGGGACGGGGGCAACTTGACGCAAACGGCGGAAAACTTGCGATACTTCACCCTCACGAAAGGGTTATGACCGCAGAGCAAAACGCAGCGGTAACCGGCCTATCAAATTGGGACTTGGTTAACGCAGGGCAATTATACAAGGCCGCTGAATCCGGCAACTGGATGACAGGCGATAAGGTGATTGAGAAATTCGACCGGATTGAAAAACAACTCGAAGCACTTAACGCAAAGCCTACATATTTGGGTAGTGATTATGACAAGTTATCGCATGAAATTACCCATATAATTGATAATAATTCCAGTTTAACACGCAATCATAAACGACTTTCACGCCTTGACTAATGGAAAATTGCTTAACTTGCGTCTATGTTAATACCGAAATTCCATGCACAAATAAGCGGAAGCGGGGAATTATTGCATGTATGTACTACGTTATTCATAACGATCAGGAATATAGGGAGTGTCCGCACAGTAGCAGGTGCGATAATTACAAAGCAAAACCGATAAGCGATGGCGAGTGCAAATAAAGCATACGGGAGATTCGTAATTGACGGGCAACAGGTCAATGCTCCGGTTGAATGGCAATCGATTGAAGCACTTGCAACGTTCGATAAGGAAGCGGTACAGGCGAATATATCACTTTCGCAATTGACATTTGTCAATGCAGAAGCCACCAAAATACTCGATTACATTACTCAGGGATTAACCGGAGGTGTTGGAATATTTGAAGGACTGCCGATTAAAATTGACGTACACAACCAATCATTAACACAGGTAGCTTTTGACGGCATAATTGACTTGACTGATAATCTTCAGATAATCGAGCGGTCGAATAAAGTCATTTGCAAAATCAAACTACGGGATGAGATTGTCGCACTTGAGGAGAAATTACAGGCTCTTTCGTTCGGCTATCTTGAATCCCAGGGAGAAATAACTCAGGCCGACTACACAAAAATTGATTATATCGTTCAAAAACAGCTTAATTTTATTGAGGTTATCACGACTTCGATTACTCTTTATATGCTATCAAAGGAGCTTATAACGATGATCGAGAAGATCCCAAAGGACATAGGCAACATATCAGCACACTTTACAGATGTTCCGCCTAACCCTTCCGGGTCGCTAGTTTATACTATCGTTGTAGCGGCACTTGATGTTGTATATGCCGGTCTTATTTTAGCGGCAATAGTTAAACTTGGAACCAATTTACTTACGCAATTAATCCCGGTAAAACGCAAGGCGCGAACTATCAAATTTAAAACTGCATTAACGAAGGTATGCAGCCATTTAGGTTATGGGTTTCAGACAAATATTCCAGACCTTGACGTTACCTACTACGTGCCTTCAAATTATAATTGGGATCAGACAGATAATAAAGGACTGTTCGCTGCATGGAAAGGAACTGCTAAAGGAATCCCGTCGTCGTCTGATTATGGCTATAACTGCGCTGAGTTTTTCGAACTGGCAAAAAAACTTGTAAACGGAAAATATGCAATCATAGGAAATAATATTTGCCTTTACAATGTTGACGATGCTTTTTGGGTGCAACAATCTACGTACACGCTACCGTCCGTACTTGACAAAACAAAGACCTTTAACACTGCTGAACTGGTTGCAAATCGGTTACTTTCATTTGATGTTGATTTCTCTGACGAATGGACTATCAATAACTATCAAGGCACGTCATACGAGGTTATCTGTAACGCAATAGCAACGAATAACGTCAAGAATAAGAACGTAAAGGGACTTGAAGAAATAAGATTTGGCGTATGTTTGGCAAGTAGAAAGTATCTGCCTAACCCGTTCGAAGCTACCTTGCTTGAGATAGCGCAGGTAGTAGATAATATGATAAACTATTTTGGCGGATCATCGAACTTTCAAAGCCAAATTCAAACGTCAATCGGGTTAATGATTATCGGCGATAATAACTACACAAAGCCGAAAGTGGTTAAGTGCGACAGTAATCTCCGGTTAGTTCCCCGTACACAATGGGGTGCGAAGTATATTTACAACACCTACTATACTGGTCGGTCGTTTGTCGGCACCGTAAATAGTCAGCAATACTACGGTCAAAAGGAAGTTTACACCGGAGTTAAAGTGCCTTTCTCTCTTGCTGATTTTGTGGCGTTGGTCAATAATTCCTACGGTCATTTACCCGACGGAACCCCGGTAAAAATTACGTCATGCAAGTATAGATTTTCGGCTGATTCTGCAACCGTTGATTACTTTATCCGTAAACCTTACACAAAGAACCTGAACGAAATATACATTGAACCATCGAACCAATGACAACCGAACTGACAGATTTATTTAAGATGGCGGAAAAGCTAAAAGCATCTGCCGAAGCAAAACTTGAATCTGCGTTGATTCAGTGTGAACAATTAACCGATGAAAAGTTAAAGAATTATATCAAAAATTCATTACCTTTGCTCATGTCGGGCAAACTGCATATTGACGAGTTTTTAAAAAACGTAAGCAATGCCAACGGAAATACTGGTAAATAGCATCAAATTCCACAATCAGCTAAAGGCCGGTATAGGATTTTCAACACTTACCGATCCTACTGATAACCTTGCCGCGAACGTTGGAGAGGTTATTAAGGTGATAATGGAGGTTGATATTCGTTGGTACTTTTCCGCCAATGTTTCAAATACTATTTACGCAGTAAACGGCACGGCACCGGCGTTAATGCTTACCCGGCAAACTGGCAGTTTTATTGCTGATGGATTTTGCCCCGGCGACACCTTAGATATTTACGATTCGACTGTATCGGTATCAGCAACTGCAACCATTACGTCAGTGAATGATTTAGTAATGAGTGTTGCCATTACTACGGGTGCGTTGCCTGACAATACCTACTCTGATTTAATTATTGCCGGGACTACTCCGCTTACGGCATTACTCTATAAATTTGGATTGATCGGCAATACCGAAACATTCAACGATATTTCAAAAGTCAGCGAGAATGAACAGGTAGCTTATGCCGCAGGTATTGGCACTGGGTCACCGCGAAGCACCGGCACTATTAATATGCACAAGTTAGGCAACTTTAAAGACTGGCTAACCTATATTAATTCAGTTACCGGAGATGTTAACGCGACGGTTGCCTATGTGTCAACTTCGGGAATGTGGCAGCGTTTTAAAATCATTCATACGTTCGTTGTTTCTCCGTATTTTCTTGAGGAATACGAAACTGATTTAGACGCAGGATTAACCCCGGCACTTTTCGCAGGACTATATACCATTAAATACGCCTTTGAGTGCGAATTCAGAACCGTTCTATCAAACCCAAACACCAGTAAAATTGCAAGGGTTGATAATATACTTGGTTCAGTCGGTTGGTTTAATGAGAATTTCAACGGATTTAATGACAATTATTCCATTGATTCCATTGCCTACGAAGATACAGCACTCGGCACTCCATGCTCAGGACTGCAATCCGGGGCAAGAACTACGGCAACCATTACCGTAAGCAAACTTACAGGGTCTTTTAATGCCGGTGATCCATGCTCGGCAATCGTCGCGTTGATGCCGCGAAACACTGCATACATTAACACACTCACAACGCAGGATGAGAATTTTCTCTATGACGTTGGGGTTGCAATAGAAGGAGCCGGTTCCGGATCGACATACTATAACATCATTAAGGACATATCGTGCGGAATAGTTGCCGGTAAGCTCGTTATTGCCCTACAAATAGAATACAACACTACTCAACAGATACTAATTGAATCCGGTTCGCGGTATATTATCGGAGTTCAGGTTGCCGATGATACACTTACCGCCGGTAATTCTGACAAAGTAATGCTACTTGCTGACGTTGGCGATTACATTGCCAGTGCAGACATTGAGGATTTGGCCTACGTTACTGACTTGCAAATTTACCAACACCCTTACGATCCTTCTGTTGACGTTGGGGCCACAAAGTTTGATATGTGGAATGAAGACGGGATCTGCGCAAAGTTTGATTTTTGGATTGATCTTGCAAAATCCGCCTACATTAATTCGTTATCATTCGCGGTAATTGCGTATAATTCAACGACCGGCCAGTATTTTATACTTGACAACTTCGCACTCAATCTAAACTCTCAGATAATTTCAGGCGGGGTTCAGCAAATAAATATTAACGACGTTCGCGGATACCGGCTGAATGCCGCTGATTATTTCAATAAAGTAGTGCTGACAACCGGAGCACAGGTATCACAAAAACAGTATTATCAGTTGATCATTGGGGCAAAAATACCCTGGCAATCATGGCTTTCAAACACTGGTGCCGATACTGTTTTTTATGACAGCACGAAACCGAACAATAATCTAAACTACAAGTCAAGTAATTACAGCAATCTTAGTGACTATCAAATAAAGATAGCATTGATAGGTAATATTGCCGGTGTAAGTCCTTTGGGTATCTCCGGTAATACAAACTATCTAATGCAGTCTCCCGACCTATTAACCTACGATTACGACCTACCTACGACATGGGTCGGCACTCTTCAAACATTCGACGAAACCGGAACCGTAAACTTAGGCGGGGCAATTCGCACTGATGCCGACACTCTTATGCGTGTTACATGGGTGCGTAATGACGTATTTCGGATAGGCTATAACTTTTGGGCGATTCACCGGATAGAAGAAAGTAACGAAAACGGGGTTAATATCTACGAATTTTCGAGCATTATAACCCCGATTTCAGGGAACTTAATGAAGCCGGTTGCCGGGGAAACGTTGCTGAAACTTACAGTAACTACCGGAAGCAATACCGTAGTTACTGAGTGCCTTATAGATCATACGCAATTAACGACCGGCATTAATTACAAGATTTCTGCGCGGTTGGATGACGGATTGGCCTCCGGATCATTGCCCGACGCAAAGAAGACCGAAGACGATTTTATAAAGATAACCGAAGATGGACAAACTAAGATAATCGAATAATGATCATACAGGACATAGCCAACACTAGACCACCTGCCGCCACGAATGACGGACTTGCGGTTATGCTTGATACGGCACCTGTAATTGTGCCGCCTGTACCTATCGAAAACACTGTATGCGTCTGTAAATGTGAGTATATTGAGCAGGTTTTTTCCGAAGTTGGGGCAATCGTTACCGGTTGGAAAAATGATAAAACCTCAATGTTATTTAAAAAAGCCATTGCCGCTGACACGATTACCATTAAATTATACAAAGGAACTACCAGTTACACCATTACCGACAACACTTATGGCACTTACTACGCAGCGGGATCGCTCCCCGGGCAGCCTACATACGTCGGTTTTGTCGCTGACTGGAATAAAATATACAACGCATTGGGTGCCGGTAGTTACTATTTTGAAGTGACTACGGTAATTATAGGGGTCACGACGGTAAAGCAATCGATATATTACAACTTGCAACCCTACTCAGACCTTGCCGCCGACAGGACAGTAAGGATCGAAACATGGAATACCGGTAGTATTTTAAACAGTGTTTTTGACTACGCAGGAATATTGACCGGCGGATGGTATCAGTCGGTAAGACTTCGCGGAAAACTGATGCCGAAAAACCCGAAACTGGTAACTGATAATTATTTCGATCAAGATTATAACCTTCAGCAGATTCAGGACAAAATAACCGACGAGTATACGCTCGTCACTTATCCGGTACCGGCAGAGATTTCGAACGTATTAATTTACGATAATCTGTTAGCAAACACGGTTAAAATCAGCGACTACAACATATACAACGAAGATGTTATACGTGAATTATCCCTGTATGTAACCGATATACAGAAAAAATCGTATAATCTTTCGAGGCATGTATCGTTTGAAATAAAATTTTCACCTAAAAAAGACAACTGTATAAAAAATAATTTTTAAATTGCAAACATGAAAAGACAATTTTTAATCTTAGCCTTTATTTTTTCCTGTTTAACATCGTTTTCACAGGTCAAAATATCGCAATATACGCGAGTTGCAGCGCTAAATGATAGCGATCTTACGGACATTTCAATATACAATTTCGCGGGGAACTACTCTACACGTGCTGCGTCATGGTATAACGTGCGAAAGAGTATTCTTGAGTATGGTAATTTCAAGTTATATCGTGGCGTTCATCCGCTTTCTTATCCATTTGCCGGTAGCTATTACAGTGCCGGAAGCTCTTACTGGATTAATGGCGTGTCGATCATTTCTACTGATACATCAGCGGGATTATCCTACTATAAATCACCGCGAAATAATGCGATATTAGTAAAGCGCAATGAAGTGTTAATGAACTATGATTTACAAAGTGGAAACGAAACAAATATAAATCTTAATGATACGTCGATAAGGTTTAAAATAAATAACATACCTGCTGGATCATTTAACTTGTCAGGGCATATGTTATTTAATAAAAACGTCACCATCTCCGACACCCTCAAGATCGGTGCTGCGGCTGACAGTAACCGCATAGTAATTGACGGTGGAGGTATGTACTTCTCACATAACGACTACAACACATCACCGTCAGCATCATATATTGGAGTTGACGATAAATATGCTCAGATTTCAACATCAAGTTACTCTCTAACCATTGACGAGCGCAACCCCGCAGCTTATCCGATAGTCATTAGCAATAATACGCAGGTATCAGGCAACTTTAAGACAGAAGGCAACACCACCCTAGGAAATGCGGCAACGGATACGGCAACTATAAACGGGGTTATCGAAACGCCACTTACAATTAAGATACTAACCTGCTCAGATTGTTCAGGCGAAATAAATAATGCATTGAGCATATATGACGTAGTACAGATAGGAGAAAGTATTAATGATACATTTATAATTCGTGAGCCAATCTATGCACGAAGCAATAAAAAATTAATCATTAATGGCTATCTTCAATCATATAACTATAATCAGGCATTAGCGGCTAACGCATCATCAGGTCAGCCTTATGTAACCGTTACAGATGCTTCACAGTTTAGACTTGGCGAATATGTTGCCGTAATTGACGATGCTTCTACGGCAATGGGCGGGGTCGCTTGTCATACGACAGTCTTAAAAGCCTACTGCGATACAATAGTAGGGATAGTTGGCAATGTAATTCAACTTGCAACTAATCTTAATGTAAACTATACAACTGCCAATAACGCTAAATTATATGTAGTCAATTCTATTATTGCATCAAATAGTGCAATAACGAATTTTGAAATTGACGGGAACGGGATGCTTGATGGAAACAAGGCAGGAAGACTGACGGTGTGGGCTTGGGGCGGTGCTGCGGCACAGGAAAATGTAGATGCAAACTGCGCTATATCACTTGGGGGATTTTCTCAAACACAAGGACAGGCCGGAACTGGAATTAAAATAAGTAATATCAAGATCAAAAACGCACAGGCACACGGAATTAACATAAAGGGATTTAAGGACGTTATAATTGAGGGAGTTAATGTTGACTTGACGGGTGATAAATCTATTCTTGTATGGAATACTATCAACACTCGCATTAATAAATGTAACCTAACAAATGCCTACTATGAAGACGGAATAACCCTCTATCAATTAGATAGTATTGCTACGCTTACAAACAATTACATATACAACTGCGGTCGTTATGGAATATTATCGTCAGGAACTAACAGTAAGGTATATTCTGAAAATAATAAACTAATCAATAACGGGTGCGGTATCTATATTTCATCAAATGAATTCAAGTCTGTTAATGACTACGTGAACGGTGGAGGTAATATTAAAAGATGCTCACCTGTAACTAAGTATGCAGGGGTTTATGTGAGTTCTGCTTCCTATATTGATTTCATTAACTTAGTCGTTGAGGAAGTTGATAGCTCAGATAATCAGATTCATATACAAGGAGCATCGAATTACGTTAATTTTATCGGTGGTGGCACTCGCAACTCAAAGGCATCAGTATATGCCGGAAGGGGATTGTATATGAGTAATAGTGGCGGTAATTATCCGGCAAATTGTACTGTTGAGAAGTTTGATTTTTATAACCTAAAGATAGGATTTCAGGCACTTGCCGGAGTGAGCAATATTTTCATGCCCTACTGTAATTATATAAGCAATACAAACAACGAAGATGCGGGAAAAACAACCTTTATCCAGAGCGCAATCAAGATGTTTGGGTGTAATGGTGTAACCGGAACATATCAGCTTGAATCTTATAAGTCTGCATTATCTTCGGGAGTAGCAGCACAAAATATGTATCTACTGAATTACGATAGTAAATCAACCGCATACACTACGGGAGACGGCTTATCAATCAGCATGAATGCAGAGAGCGCAACCAATGGTACGAATAAGGAAGTAGGAAGGATCAGCGCAGTATACACAGATGCAGCAGCGGCAACCGCAACATCAAAACTTGTATTTGGAACGATTAATAGTAATGTTTTTACGGATAAATTAGAGATACAGGGGGATGGTACATTAAGACAGGTTGCAAATATCTACATTCAGGATTCATTAAACACACGCAGAGAATCTTCCTCAATCGCTGACGATGGCACGATAACACTCGCGGCAGGTCAATCAGGTTGGGGAACTATCTTCATTGATAGCGCAGGGGTTAGGCTCATTCAAATGGAAATTGCTTTTGAAGACGATGGAACTACCTATATAAATCAGTCATTCGGCAAGGCATACATAACGACCGCAACCACAGATACTAATGGAAAGGTATGTTTTTATGACGGTGGAACTTCGGCGATTATAAAGCCGCGACTTGGTTACCGTGTTACTTGCAGAATCGTAATTAATTACGCAACGAACTAAAGTCATGAAAAAACTACTATTTATACTCTTACTCGTTCCGGTTCTGACGTTTTCGCAGACGCTAAACCTGAATAATAACCTTGTTTCGATTGACAATACAGGTAAACTAACAGTTACCGGTGATCTTACCTACTCACTCCGCCACGCTGAAATGTTAGCCGAGGGGATAAGCTACACGCCTAACTTGACGCTTAATACGTGGTTTAAAATTGCGCCACCTTTTACGGTTACCGAAGCCGATAATATTACAGCGGTTGCCGACAGCATGACTATCGTAACTCCGGGCGGTTACTTGATTTATTTTACCTTCACATTCGGGGCGGGCAATAATGAAGATTACATGATAGGCATAACGAAGAATGGGACTGTTGTGAGGTCTATTCGCAGAACCGGACTAGGTGCAGGTAATTTTGTAGGCGGTCAAATCATAAAGTATCTTGACGGCTTGGTTGCCGGTGACGACATTGCAATAAAGATCCAAAATATAACCAACAGCAACGACCCTACATTTACGGGTGTTTATATGTTCGTTTACAAAATGTATTAGTCATGAACGCAGTCAAGAAATCCGAATCCATTTGGGCGAAAATCGGAACCGGTGTAGCCGTCGCAATGAGCGTTGCGGTAATTTGGTTAATGATCGACATCAGGGACTTTGTAAAGTTTCGTCAACCGGAAAAGGACGCTAGACAGGATGCAGGGATTATGCAGGTTAAACGATTCGTTGAGGTAAATGATTCGATGCAATGCGAAAAGAACAAAGCGACACAGAGCAGGGTTGATAATATGCAGGACATTGCCCGAAGACTTGAATTTAAGATTGACGTGATGCTTGAATCTGACATAGAATCAAAACGTAAGATTGAAGAAATGAGTAAACTATTAAAGTACGAACAAACTACTAAAGCAGAATAACCATGTTACACGAAAAAGCACCAATCGGAAAACTGCACCTTAATGACTTCATTAAAGGCGCAATCATAGCGTTTCTTACCGCAATTCTTACCGGAGTTTATACCGCAATCGAAGCCGGTAGTTTCTCCTTTACGTGGGATTTTTTCAAGCCTATCGTGTTGGCGGGTGTTGGCGGTGCAATCGCTTACATTCTGAAAAACTACTTGACGAATTCGGATGGTAAACTACTGAAAAAGGAGGGGGAGTGATGGATCCGAACGAAAAACTTTCGCAATACGTCACACTTGGCGAGGTCACTCAATCCAATACCGCTACGGTAAAGAAGATTGATAACATTCCGGGACTTGCCGAAACTGAACGGTTAAAGTTGGTCTGTTCGGAATGCTTCGACAAAATCAGGGAACACTTCGGGCAACCTTTGCGGGTATCGTCCGGCTATCGTTGTCCGGCCTTAAATAAAGCCGTTGGAGGGGTTAGAAATTCTCAGCACGTCACAGGGGAAGCACTCGACATACAGCCGATTAAATCAAGTCCTACGGTAAAAGAGATGTACGATTGGGCGAAGGACAATATTGACTTTGATCAGTTAATCATCGAGGGAAAGGGCGGTATTTGGTTGCACGTATCGTATAAGAAGACCGGCAACCGCAAACAGGCTTTCGCTATTGAAAACCCTTAACCGATGGGCGCGGGATTGTGATACTGCTGATAATTGCCGGGTTTGCATACTTAACCCGGAGATATAATAATAAATAAACCCAGGCAAATAGTCTGGGTTTTTGTTTGGTGAAAAATCTTCGTCGAATAATTTGTCTTGACTTGGCAAAGATACAAAATATTATTATTCTGCCTTTGTGAAATCAATATAATATTCGCCAAATTCAAATTTTACATCGGGATTTGAAACGAACATTTCAATTTTACCACTTGGCGTATTTTGCTAGAATGATTTGTTTTCCTCACTACCTGACTGAACAGGGTATAAGGTAACTTTAGAACCGCCACCATTACCGTAATGGGTGATTTCAGCAACGTTAAATTTTGCTCTTACTGCTTTCATGACTTTATGGATTTTACAAAGCCCGTCCAAGGCGTATATTTTAAAGCCGGGTGATTCCGGCTTTTTCTTCATCCCTATAACAGTATTTTGCGAACATACACCCGTAGCATGTTTGGAATCCGCAATCTTGTAAACGTTTCATATTGTATCTAAAACCGTTTAGAAACACGCCAAACAACCGCAAGTATCACCGCAAGTATAAACCCACCAATTAACCACTTCCACCAACTACGGCAAACCTCAACGGTCTTATCGACAGTCACCGTCCGAACTTGACGTTTAAAATATTTAGGCACGGCTACGGCCACGGCCACAGGTTTAAATCTGACAGTAGTTTTATCTTTCTTTTTGCTTACATTAGCCTGTGCGCCATTGAATGAATGTAATGTATATACCGAATCCTCCAACATATTTAATGATACAAATTCGATAGTGTCCCACGGGTTATTTACTTTCAACACAGTATCGCGGTACTGAATTACCGTACTGTCTGATTTCGGGCATAGTTGACAAAGTTCGTCCTGATGCCTCACGAAATACTTGTAATGGTTGCATCCGGTTAGCAGGATGATTGCGGAGATGATAAGGATGAGTTTCATATTAATTCGGGGTTTTCGTGAATATTGCCGATGACTTCAATTTCAGATGATTGTTCGCCCCTCCATGCAAACCAATGATTTGATAGTTTTACATAATCATCCTTTACGGATGTTTCGTAGCAAAACATTCCATTATTAAAAGAAACCACATTTATAATGCTTCCAAACTTAAATAAATCCCCCTCAAAAATCTCCACCCCGTTTTTGTCTTTCAGTCCGGTGAATTGTCCGACTGATTCGGGGGTTACTTCAACACCGTCTAACGGGTGGCAATTTTCGATGTAAGCAAGATTAGTTTTTAGCGGCAAGATAAATAATTTACCCTCTTTTGCCCCAACTCCATGAATCAAGTCGCCAAACACCATTTTTCCTGATATAACGTCCTGACCCCTAAACTTTATTTCCCTGATCATAGCTTCACTTTTTGGTTCACCGCAAATTTACGCCAGTTTTTCGATTTGTCAATAGGAAATTTTATGTTATACAACATACGAAATAATTTGCACCCGCGAAATAACCAACGTAAATTTGCCAGAAATAAACTTGAAACTATGGCACTCACTTATCTTATAAAATTACAGGGCGATCCGAATTCGCTTGTATGGTCAATTACCGAAGACAACGCACGTATGATTGCGCGAATAAATACCGATAAAGACGGTAACGATAAATTCGCGATACAATGCGAGATTTATGACGGTGATAAGTTACTTGAAAGCGGATTACTTAGCGACATATTCAATGGGTTGCCGACCAAAACCGCACCACCGACCGCGATTAAGGCCGTCAAGACTTGGCCGGATATGAACGTGAAAGCCGAGCCGGATAAGTTCGTCGTGTCTGATGATCAGATGAAAGCATTATATAATAGACATGAATATCGTGCAGAGTATAGTAATTGGGAGTGTTCGGGCTGTTCGTTCCATGGAACGGATATTTGCAATAATAGCGATATTGAAAATATGTTTTGCACGTCAACCAAAAGGAAAGATCACGTGCAGATTAATTGGAAATTTGTAAAATAACCTAACCATGAAAACACTACTAATTGTATTGATGTTTTGTCCGTTATTTGCGTCTTCTCAAATCAAGTGCGATACAATGGTATATTGCGACACTACGCTAATTCCGTGTTGGATTGAGGTATTTGATAGTTATAGCGTACTTACTTGGAATATTGGAAACGGTCAGATGTGTACTATGTCGGGTTGGATTAAGGGGTATTACTATATTAAAGAAATTGGGATTACAACCATTAATAATGATCAATTAATCTACTACTACGACAACCGCAGAAAACCGCTATCAAAGTCACTAACAGTATTGAGATACATAAACCGATAACCATGAAGACCGCGACCGTAACGATCATCACCCCGTCAGTAATTGAGATGGATGGGAAGTATTTTGAGCTTACGCTAATTGAAAAAGAATACGTTAAATCTGACTGTTCGATTTGCGAACACGTATTTGATGAAGAAGATTCTGAAACTTGTAACGAATATATTTTAGGTGAAAATCCGCCAATGTTGTGCAAAAACTTCATTCAGGTATTGACAACCCCGAAATAATTGCTTATATTTGCGTGTTCCGTTGTGGGACTCTGTGTGCAGACAGAAGAACGTATGTAAAACCCAAGCGAGTAGGAGCTGCACCTCCGAAAGCTGGGTTTTTTTATTTTACTCATGAGTAAACAATCGTATTCCGAACAAATCAGGTCCGGCAAGTGGCAAAAGTTACGGCTTGAAGTTATGCAGCGGGACCAGTTCAAATGTACCTGCTGTGATTCACAGGACGACTTGCAGGTCCATCACACTTACTACCGGCCTGACTTTAATATCTACGATTACGAACCGGAATCACTTAAAACCGTGTGCGGAAATTGTCACAAGGTCCTTACCTTTGAACTTCCGAAACTTGGGGGCCTGATCGCTTGGGAAATATTAAGCAATAAAAGAACTGCAATATGACAGGTTATGACTTATCGCGCCAGTGGTTTGATTTCTGTTTTGCAAACCCTGAGAAAATTAAACCTGCTCATACAGCGGTTTACTTCTTTGCAATCGAACACTGCAACCGTTTAGGATGGAAAAAGAAATTTGGACTACCTACCACAATGGCAATGGAAGCGGTCGGAATATCGTCCTATAATACATATAAATCAGTATTTACGGACCTGATCGAATGGGGGTTTATTGAGATCATAGAATATAGCAAAAATCAGTATTCATCAAATATAGTTGCTCTATCAAATTTTAATAAAGCACCTGACAAAGCACTTGATGAAGCACTAATGAAGCACAGTATAAAGCATGGTACAAAGCAAAGTGAAAGCACTGTTAGTATAGATAAACCATATAACCAAGAACCATTAAACAATAAAACAATAAAACCATACAACCATCCCGAAGCAGTTGCTTCGCTTTTTTCTTTTTGCTCAGGAAAGTTTAACGAAAAATACCTGAACGAGAAAACAAAAAAGATGTTTGACCTGTTATTAAGCACAGATAATTATGTTGAACAACAGATTAAAGCCGCAATAACTTTCGGAATAAATGACGATTTTTGGAAGAAACAATTTATCTCTCCAATGAAGCTACGCAATAAGGATAAAAACGACGTTACGTATATCGATAAGTTCCTTAACCTGTCTAAATATTCAACAGTACAGCCACAACGACCGATGCAATCAGTAATGCAATCAGACCTACCACGATGAGAATACTTTGCATAGATACCGGAAAGGTTCACGAACTGGACCCACGGAAAAACGGAGAGAATTCAGGCCCCTGTCCTAAGTGCGCCGAAACGAGAAAGCACCCAAAGGCAAAATCATTCTCGTGGAATCAGGATAAGAAGACAGGATATTGTCAGAATTGTAACGCTAAGTTCGTTGAATACAAACCGTTGCCTACTGAGAAACAATACGCGGCCCCTGTATGGAAGAACAAAACAGGATTAACGGACCATGCAATTAAGTACATCGAGGGCAGGGGAATCAATCAAGATGCCGTTAATTATTTCCGGGTTTATTCAGATACTGAATTCATGCCACAACACGGCAAAGATTGTGAGGTTATTTGTTTCCCGTATTTTTACAATGAAGAACTGATTAATATCAAATACCGTGGACCGCTAAAATCGTTCAAGTTATTCAAAGATGCCCGGCTAATTTGGTTCAATCAGGATGCCGTTACTGCTTTCCCTGAGATCATAATAACCGAGGGCGAATTTGATGCAATGGCCTGTTATGTTGCCGGGTTTAAAAACGTGGTATCGGTTCCGAACGGGGCAAATAAGGTACTTGCATATCTTGACGATACTATTCACCTGTTTGAAGGCAAGACGGTTATACTTGCCGTAGATAATGACGGGCCTGGGTACGAATTGCGCTGTGAGTTAATGCGTAGATTCGGCAACGAGAATTGTAAGATCGTTGATTTTAAAGATTGTAAGGATGCGAACGAGTATCTGTTGAAATACGGGGGACTTGGTTTGCAGGACGCAATTAATGCCGCTGAGGTCATTCCGGTTGATGGGATTATCGACCTGCAAAAAAACTATGATGCAATTTACGACCTGTATCTTAACGGCCTTCGTCCCGGATTTGGAATAAATGATGAACTTGACAACGTGGTGACGTGGGAAACGAAACGCCTTGCAGTATGGACCGGCATTCCCTCGCATGGAAAATCTGAGGTTTTGGATTGGGTGAACGTCAAAATGAACATGGTCCACGGGCATAAGGTAGGTTATTTCTCCCCGGAGAATTACCCGGTCCAATACCATTACGCAAAGATCGCGGAAAAGATAACCGGGCAACGGTTCAGTTCAAAGAGTTTGGACCAAGCGGAATTTGCCGCAGTCCACGAATACATTAAACAAAACTTTTTCTTTATTTACCCGGAGGATAATTTCAAACTCGATACGATACTTGAGAAGGCAAAATACTTGGTCCGCACTCAGGGAATAAGAATTTTCGTTATTGACCCGTGGAATAAAATCGAACATCATAAACAGGGGGGTGAGAATGAAACCGACTACACAAGCCGGGTCCTTGATGTGCTGAGTAACTTCGCTAAACGGAACGATATTTTGTTTCATGTAGTAGCGCACCCACGCAAGATGGACCGCGACAGCACCCGGAATAAATACGAGAAACCAAACCTTTACGACATTAACGGCTCTGCGGCATGGTATAATAAAGTTGACTTTGGGGTGTGTATTTACCGGGAACGGGATGAACAGGACCCTCACACGCAAATCCACGTCCTGAAAGTAAAGTTTAAGCACTTAGGACAGGGCGGTCAGATTAATAAGAAGTACAATTACAACAACGGACGGTATGAACTTTATGATTCAATGCCGGACCAATGGAACTGCCATAACTGGCTATTTAATACGGCAACCAATGATATGCCGGTGAGTTTAGAATTCGATTTTAATACTAACGAAATAGCACCATTCTAACCATGAACGAGCAAGAATTTACCACGCGAATTGACGAAATCCGCGCAGAACTTGAGAAGATCGACGAACGCAAGAAGCAATTAACTGACCTCCTCGACAACATTGAACGCCGTACGATTGAATCATTCGGGGCGTATAACTGGAAGCCGCAGAATATGCCGATGCTGTCCGCACTTGAAGCCGCTGACAATATCGTGCGACAGGTTGCCAGGTACTACAATATCACCCCTATTGAGCTGAAATCCCGAAACCGTAAGAGGGAATTTTGCTATCCCCGTCAAGTTGCGCACCGGATCGTCTTAGAATTCTTTAGCACGAATCGACTAATTGACGGCTCCGGTGAATTCATTTCTACACATGGGTCGTTGTCGCTGAAACAGGTTGGCGAGTTAACCGGACAGGATCATGCGACGGTTTTACATTCCGTTAAAACGATTAACAACCTGATCGAAACAGACAGGCAATTCAGCGAAAGATTCCTGTACGTCAGAAACGAGATGCAGCGTATATTGAGGGAGAGTATAATAGAGAAAATTTGAAAAAATGTTTTACAACATGAGAAATAATTTGCACAGGTGATAATTTGAAACGTAATTTGTAAAAACCAAAAACGCTATGAATGAATCAATAAAAAACCAAATCCTTGAATCTATATCAGGACTTGATTTTAATCAGCAGGTTGATTTTATAAACGACATAAGGGAATTTATACACGATAATTCCCCGTTCAAAAACGAGCCAGTTGATTATGTTAAGTGGGTTGCCTTAAACAATGTAGTCGCAAATGACTATAATCCCAACCAAGTAGCACCGCCCGAAATGGAGTTGCTCGAAATATCTATCATAAACGATGGATATACTCAGCCGATAGTTACGTGGCCTAACAATGACAAAGTAGAAGTTATTGACGGGTTCCATAGAAACAGGGTAGGGAGAGAATCTAAGGTTGTAAACGAAAGGATTAATGGATATTTGCCAACCGTCATAATAAGGAAAGAGCAGACGGGTAAAAACGACCGTATAGCCTCGACCATTAGACATAATCGAGCAAGGGGAAAGCATCAGGTTAATGCAATGTCAGATATTGTAATTGAGCTAAAGAAAAGGAACTGGAGCGACGAAAGAGTTGCAAAAGAGTTAGGCATGGATGCGGATGAGGTTTTGCGCCTATGTCAAATATCAGGACTTGCAGAAGCATTTGAAAATGAAGATTTTTCAGAAGCATGGGTTTCTGAAATATTCGACGAAAATATTTCTGATTTAGATGTTGAATTTGAAGAAAATCCATCAGACAATGATTAGGATATACCACAGGTGGGAAAAGTGGGAATGTTACAAGGCAGGGTTCTTTGGTGAGCATCCCCCGAAAGGAATGACGGCACAAGAATGTCATGAAAAATATGCCGAATTCCTTAGTAACACTAAACTATTTGAATTATCAGCTTACAGGGTTATTAATGAGTGGGTGAATTCGTGTGAACATAATTTGAGTAATGAAAGTATGAACAGAATAGCGTGGATGGGACAGGCGGCTATGTGTATTCATACCGGAGTGCCTTCAAAATTTCGTGGAGGTTATCACCTACTTACTGCCGAAAAGCAACTTGAAGCAGATCAGACTGCCTTAAAGGTTATAAATTACTGGATGTTTTTGCATGGGTATGGCGAATACACTCTAAAGACAATCAAATCAAGGACAGAAGCAAATTTATATTAGCATGGAAACAAAAAGACCGATCGGAATAGATGTCTTGACAGCATCGAAAAATAGGATAAGTAATATTTTCGACAATTTTGAAAATATTTACATATCGTTTTCGGGCGGTAAGGATTCTACCGTAATGATGCACTTGGTAATGGATGAGGCGATAAAGAGAAATGTAAAAGTAGGTGTTTTATTAATCGACCTTGAGGCGCAATATACCGAAACCATAAGACACGCTGAACAGATATTCGATATTTACAAAGATCATATTATCCCCTTTTGGGTTTGTCTTCCATTGAGCCTGTCTAATGCAGTAAGTAATTTCGAGCCAAGATGGAAGTGTTGGGATAAGGATAAGCGCGAAATATGGGTAAGGGAAAAACCGAAATACGCAATACAGGATGATTCGTATTTTGATTTTTTCTATGATGGGATGGAATTTGAGGAATTTGTAGTTTTGTTTGGCGAATGGTATTCGCGTGAAAAAACATCAATAGGATTTATTGGTATTCGTGCGGATGAAAGTTTAAATAGGTTCCGTACTATTTGCACGATGAAAAAAGAAACTTTTAATAATCTCAGGTACACAACAAAAATAACGGACAATTCATATAACGCATACCCTATTTATGATTGGCGTACGAGGGACATTTGGGTATATCACGCTAAATTCAGGGATAAGTGCTACAATAAGGTTTATGACTTAATGAATAAGGCAGGTGTTCCATTATCCCAACAAAGGCTTTGCCAACCGTACGGACATGATCAGAGAAAGGGATTGTGGTTATATCATATACTTGAGCCTAAGACGTGGTATAAATTACTTGTTAGGGTAAATGGTGTAAATTCTGGTGCGCTATACGTTCAGGAAACTGGTAATATTTCAGGAGTAAATAAAATAACTAAACCGGCAAATCATAACTGGGAAAGTTTTTTCAAGTTAATTTTCAATACAATGCCGGACGTTACAAAAAAACACTACGTTCCCAGATTCAGGACTTTTATTCAGGGATGGAAAAGAAGGGGTTATAGCGATGGAATTCCTGATGAAGCTCCTTTAGTTTTGGAAAATCACTACTGGGCTCCATCATACAGAAGAATGTGTAAGGTATTATTAAGAAATGACTGGTGGTGTAAGGGACTTGGATTAACTCAGCCTAAATCAGAAGCATATCAACAATTTATAGAAATAAAGAAGAAACGTAAAAGAGAAAGGGAGTTAAGCTAATGCAATCCCGTAAACGTTCACTCACGGAATCAATCGTTAATACTGCGGTGGGGTTTTTGATCAGTCTGTTAATTCAGATGATCATTTACCCTGCCTTTGGGATTCCGGTAACTTTCGCTGAGAATATCGCAATTACCGCAATATTCACCATCGTATCTATTTTACGGGGTTATTTTATCCGCAGAATCTTTGAAAACCTGCTCTAAAGCATTGTTTCCGCATAAAAACAAACGTATATTTGTGAAATGAAACGACCCGAACAGAATATTCAAATCGCCTGTATCAACTGGTTCCGTATGCAGTACCCGCGAGATATCATCTTCGCCATACCTAATTCCGCCAAACGTGGGAAAGTAGAAGGCGGTATTATGAGATGTATGGGAACGATTGCCGGAATGCCTGACGTTCAAGTCCTGCGATCAACACCGGATTACTACGGGTTATTTGTCGAATTCAAAGCCGTAAGAGGTAGTTTATCTCCGGCACAGAAAGAGATCCACGAGAAACTCCGCGAACGTGGCTATAAGGTTGCGATATGCCGTAGCGTTGATGAGTTTATGGACGTGGTTAATGGGTATATGGTTAAACGGATGGTATAATGCCAAAACCCCGCCAAATAACGCACTATGAACATTAAAGACCCACAAGACCAATTAACCGAACTGAACAGGTATGTAAACCTGTACTATTCCCGCGACAGTCATACGGGTAGTGAATTGGTGCTGTATCTGCAAAGAATCACCGGATTACTCTACTACCTTGAAACTGTGCGCTCAGAGGTTCACGATGCTTTTCAGAATCATATTTACGAGTGTGTCAAATCAGGTCAGACAGTCGCACGTGCAGAGAATGAGGCGCACGTAACTTACAGTCTAATGTACTCATTGCGTAGGATTATGGATGCCGGTTACAGGGTTGCCGATGCGATCAGAACGCACATAAGTTACTTAAAGAGTGAACAACAGCACAATATCAACCCCTGATTTTTGGAACTTAGAAACCTGCTGAAATGGACTACACAGAGAAAAATATAGTTACTCACGTCTGTCGTGATATTTTTAGGCATAGACCCGGCAGTAAGATATTCCCTAATATTTTCATAGATGGATTTGAAGCAGATATTTTCGAAGTTAGCCGGGCCGGAATAATGACGGAATTTGAGGTTAAAATATCCCGTAGCGATTTCTTTGCCGATGCGAAAAAAGTTGATAAGCACACAGATTTAAAGTGCGGTAGGCGTGTAAATTACTTTTACTACATGATGCCAAAAGGGTTGGTTGATAAATCAGATATACCGGAACACGCCGGACTTGTTTACGTTGAGTTAATTGATATTCCGTTACTTGGTGGCGAAATTAAGACCATTACGCGCTATGATTATCAGAAGGTAGCACCCCGATTGACCAAGCGTAAAATATCAACCGATCAAATGATGAAATACCTTACAAGTATGTACTACCGATTTTATCAGAATTATAAATAGAAACCTGCTGAACAACATATTTTCGCTATTGCTTTATGTGGGAATGTTGTCTAAATTTGTAAAGTGAATTTGTCGAAAAGTGTAAAATAACCAATATTAACCAATTTAAAGATTATGGACAAAACCTATTTTCAGGCACTCAGTAAACACGAACGCATACAGATGCTTCGTGACAACGCAGAAAAAACCGAAAGGTTTGATTATATGCGTGACTTTGACGACGATGAACTGGCGAATAAAAAAGATGAATTCGCACAGAAAAACATCGAACTGCGAAAGATTGAAGACGAATTTCAATTAGTGAAAGACGACTTCAAAACGAAGATGAAACCGGTTAAAGAAGAGTGTTATTCCTTGCTCGATCAGATCAGGAATAAAGGACAATTCGTAACCGAAGACGTTTACCTGTTGGCAAATCAGGAAGACGGATTAATGGAGTATTACAACTCTGACGGGCAAGTCGTCCATACCCGTAAACTCAATAAGGACGAAAAACAAATGCGTGTATCATTTAACAAAGCAGTAAATGAATAAAGAAAACAAATTCGTATTCGACGCAACTACCCGCGAGGTAGTTATTCGTGAAGGCAAGGCACTTGACGTAAAAGAGCCTGTAAAAGTTGCCGTAGTCGGACACATCGACAGTCCTATGCGTTACATTATGGCAAGAAAGCCGGAGCCGGAAAATACCCACATCGTTGTTAATCGTGACGCTATGAGCATCGCGTTAAACTGCGATGAAAAGGATTTTTACGGAACAGAGATAACCGGATGTTTGTCGTTATCAACCGACCTGAAAGAGTTTGGTATTAATACCGAAAAAACCTACACCCCTGATGAGTTGGGCGACTTTTTCAAGATGAGAAAGTGGGCGTTTGAAAAGAAGGAAGACGCCTTAAAAATCATCAGCGAACTCAAAAACTTTGAGGCAAAAGTCGAAACCTCCCTGAAAGAGAAAAACGACAACAGGGGAAATACAACGAGCCTTAAACAGCAGATCGTTGATAGTAATATTCCGGCTTCGTTTCGCCTTAAACTTCCCGTATTCAAGGGGACAGAAAAACAATCTATTGAGGTTGAAATTAACATAACAGCACGTTATGAATGCTGTTTGCTTTCTCCCGAACTTGCCGAATCTATCAACGGTATGCGAGATGCTATCATGGATGAGGTTGTGAATAAAATAACCGAAGCGGGATATTTGGTAATTGAGCAGTAATTTGTCAGTAATCGAAAGAAGGCCGGTATTTTACCGGCTTTTTTTAACTCATAATCACCCAAAAACCTGCTACACAACATAAAAAAACCTGTCAAAAGTCATTGATTCGGACGGGTAATTAGGTTAAATTTGCTGAACATTAAAACCAAAGAAGCTATGAGCATTATCAGAAAACCTTTTGAACTTGTTGTACAAAGCAACATTAAGGCCCTAATCTACGGGCAACCCGGCATCGGAAAGACAACCGCAGCATTGAGCGCACCAAATCCGCTACTGCTCGACTTTGACGGTGGCGTTCACCGTATCGCACCGGTTCATCAGTCGGACACCGTACAGATAACCAAGTGGGAAGACGTTCAGGAAGTCATGAAAGAAGATTTGAGCGCATACCGGACAATCGTAATCGACACGGCCGGTAAGATGCTCGACTACATGAGTGCCTACATTATTCGGCAAGACCCGAAGGCCGGCAAGAAAGATGGTTCACTTGCATTGCAGGGTTACGGAACCCGCAAATCAATGTTTATCAACTTTCTCAAACAGGTATCGGTAATGGGTAAGCACGTTATATTTGTTGCCCATGACCGCGAAGAAAAGAATGGGGACGACCGTATTATACGCCCTGAGATCGGGGGAAGTTCGGCCGGAGACCTGATCAAAGAACTTGACCTTGTGGGTTACATGGAAGCATCAGGCAAGAAGCGCACTATTTCGT